CAAGCGTCTAACCAAAAGGAGACAAAACCAAAGAGACTAACTGGCGATATCACCCTCTAGTACAGTACTCTCGCTTATCCAGCGGATTTTACTCCGCCAGACACCCTTCGCTACGTTCGCAGCCTCGCCCGTTGGTTTGGGGTTGAGGTTAGCAAACCGGCGAAGTTTATACGCGTACACTGCATCCTCTCTACACCTGATGTATTTAGGTATATAGTCGAGAACGTGGCACTTATATCCACGGTTCCGATCCAGCTGAAATTCAGCAAGAGGGCGCAGAAAACCTCCATCCTCACAAGCCCCGTAAGGGATTCGTGGGAACGGTCTCAGAGGGTAGCTATTACGCAACTCTCTGAGGGCACCGCGAGTTACATCACGCGGAAGCCGGGTTTGCAACCGAGACAAACGGTTGTAGGCGCGTATAATTTCAGAAGGATGAGACAACTTTTCCTTCTGGTACACAGGTGTGACATCTACTTGTTTGTGGTAATGCTTTCCACAAGACTCGTAGAAGAACCCGTCTTTGAAAGACTTCTTCTCGTTAATCGTAAACCCGCAGACAGTAAGTATTTCTACTACACTGTCGAACGAGCTACGATGTACGATAATGTCATCTCCATAGACGGTCACATCGTGTACGCCACCAAGATTCTCAGGTACCGAGCTCGCAAGAGCCCAGAAAATGAGAGTCTCAAGCTCGAAACAGAATGCGTTCCCCATGGATGCGAACTTTTCAGTCCGCACCCACTCGACACCCACCCGAGTTTCTGGTGAGCGAAGAGAATCAAGGAAAAACGCCCAGTCGAGCGGTAGCAGGTGATAAACAAGCTCGCGAGATATGGTATCGGACGCCGCGCTTAAGTCTAGCGTGGATAAGCCAGAGGTGTACGCATCCTGCGCGCACTTCTGGTTCTTGGACTGGTTGTCCAGGTCGATACCAAACCGCTTCAACCTACGTCGCATATAGCTGTGAACTCCTTGCTGGAGAAAACTATTTCCAGTAGGTTCCGCAGCGATGCAACGATCGGTTTTAGCGGACTTCGCCACAGTCAGAAACCGCGAACCTCGGACAAACTTGAAACAGTCCTTGGTGAGGCTAAACAGCCCTTCCGGAAAAGATCCCAGAATGGATGCCGCCCAATGCGGATCCGATTGCATAGCAGCCCTTAAAAAGGGAAAACCAGCTATGGTGACGGAGATCGCTTGTGTCATCTTTTTATCCGGTGTTGCTTCCTCCCGACGCATGTCGAGAGTAGCACCGGGACCCCACTTGCAGTCCCGCAGTACGAGAGGCAAATGTAGGCGACCAAGAACGGCGGCTATTTTACGTTGGGCCCTAAATAGGGTACCTTCAACGCGACCCGTAAAGGGTCGTAAGCCAACTTCCTTGAATCGCGCATTTGTTCTCCCGCACTGCAGCTCGGAAAGTTTCCACTTTTCGAGAGCTACCGCCGAAGGCTTCTTGCTCGACAGCTTCAGACCTTTGTACTTAGATAAGTACTCAGTCACGAAGTAATCTAGCTGGAACCGTCCGGTTTCGCTAACAGCAATGTCAGCCATAGGGAGCTCCAAAAGAGCATCCTGGTTGTATTTAAAACACAACCAAACTGACAAAGACCTAGGAGAATCTATACTCTCGCAAAGGCTCCGTACAACGGAGCCAAGAACATCACTGCTCTGCTCAAGTAACATGATCCTACCTCCCGACTAGTACGGCATGACGAGACTCTCGACGAGCGCGATGAATTGCGCCTCGTTCGAGAGGTTAAACGTCATCTTCCGCAGATCCTTTCGGTTCTGCAGACTTGACCGTTCCGGCATCACATACTCCGTAAAACTTCGCGGAATATAGGACACCGTCGGCGCAGGAGCAATACCGGAGACCGTATTGTTAGTTACGTTCTCCAGTACTGGCTCGTGCAAACCGATAGTCGCACGGTAAGTACGCTGGCTCGAACTCGCACCTGCCGTACTGGCTGTCGGGCGCTTCAGCTGATAGCTGATTCGCCAGTAGCCGATGGGCGAGGCTTGAGATTGATCTTCGAACCAAAACACACCTGCCGTGTCCGGTCCAAGGGGCACGAACGTGTGATTCACAGGGGTTCCCTGTGCGTCAGCAAGTACAATGTTGACAGCTGCCACGAGTGGCCTCGTTTAAAATGCGCATCGCTGCGCGTTGCCGACGAGCACATGCTCGACGGGTTCACTTCATACCCTTCCAGAGATGTCCTTCTGAAAAGAAAGTACGAAGTAGAGCCCCCGCTGAAAGAACTCTTTCAGAGGAGAGATTTACCCGGAAACCGGGTAACCGTGGTAACGGGTACGACGTCAGTTTTGTACGGTAGAATTCTCTTTTCCGTACATGGGCTTCTGCGTTATAGAGGATTCGGTTTGCAGACGGTAGTATGAGTATCTGCTGATAAGGCATATACTCAATCCCATCGTACGCAAAGATCTCCGAAACATACCCCTTGACGAAACGCGATCTGTAAAAGACCGCAGTCTCGAGGTTACGCAGATACCCGCCGACGCCGATAAGCCAGTCAACAACAAAGGAGTAAGGAATCGCCTCCCACGCGAAAGACGCAGGGTTCATACTTGACCATCTAGCCAAGTCGAAACCTGTTTCAACCGTTAGTGAAATGCGACAACTTTGCTTCCCAGAGCCCCATCCCCTTCCGGAGAAGTAGGCATTGCTGTTGCCGATAGAACGTACGCATTTGTACGAACCCGGTAGAGGTAGCGAGGCTGACGCACGAACCTTTTGTAAGAGGTTCATGGTACTACGTGTGGACTCATCGGCCGCCTTAAAGACGTCCTGCATGAGGGGTTTCCATCCGTATTGCCAGCTGAGCCACCCGTTAGCTACATCACGTGTACTGCCCCAACCGCTCAGGTTTTTCAAGTTGCTCAGAGGTGCGAGCGCCTTGATCATCCGACCGGTTGAAGCGGCCTCAATAAGGGACAACCCTAAGTCGAGGTCGCCACGTACCTTCTCATTCAACCGAGAAAGTGCCATGTTGTACACCAGTGAACGGTCCCATGAGGGCCCAAACTCAGTACCGACATTATTCAGGTAATCAAAGTAACCTACCTGCGTTGTGCCGAACTGTGGATAAGCCGTGGACCAACTCTTCATCGAGCCCTTCCAGTGACGAAGCTCTGTAACTTTGTAGTTCCAGGGATTCGGATCCAGATGATTTCCGTTGATGATGCCGCCGGCAGTTACAGTATCCCGAAATACGGGCTTCTGCTCCTGACCGGTCACATTACCAGCGTTATCAAATGTAACTGTGAGGCCGTAGTAAGTTTGGTTCTTGGTTTTCATGAAACACTCACGGAGGGAGGATCGAGAAGTACTTGTGCAGGACAACGAGCACGATACAACACAAAATCGTAAACGTGTCCAGCCTAGGACCTTTCATAATCACCTCCATAAGCAAGCCAGTGAGCTCCACGGAGCCCACTAAAGTACCCGCTCAGGTTAGGCTGAAGAGTCATACCTTGCGCCTCTTCTTGGCCGAGCGCGGCGTCCTAAGCAAAGCCCCAGGGTCCTCCTCAGGGAAAACGGCAGGGGGCGGAATTTCTCCGCCCAACTTTCGCCTCCGATTGAAGAGGGAAACCACAAGGGGCAACACGAGGGATACCACGTTAAGCCATTTCAGAACAGGTAGCAAGATACGACCTCCAGTTTAACTAGTCACCCATCTGCTTTGAGAGTTCACCATGCAGACGGATTTCCAGCTCTAGAACGGTCGCCCGAAGGTGCAGCATGGACCAACCTGCCGTAGTCAACCTCAAAAACGATTCGGAGCAGCCATAGGCTTCTCCTTCGTAACTGCGGATTAGCTTCGACAAGAGATACAGCCGTGCCTCAAGGACGCGTCTTTCAGCGGAAATAACGTTCGACATGATGATACCTCCTAAACTTCAGGGTGAGAGAACTCCCGTAAGGGAGTTTCGGAGCGG